GACTGTTTGGTTCGCCAAACGACATGATGCATAGTTATCATTCAATCCAAAGACTTGGACTTGTTCAATTAGCGTTGGATTGCGAAGGTATAAGCCTGGAGATGGGGTATCGAATCCTCTCCCAGTTAGAAATTGAGTGACTGCTCAAAGAGCCAGTGGCAGTTTAATGGACTGTGTATAACACTGGCTCATCCCCATTGAAGAGAGTAAAATCAAACAAGTAGATTTAGCTTAAGGAATGCATCCTATTTCTATTGATGATGACGTTGGAAACATCGTCACTCTCTTCATAATCTTTTTAAACTTAGAGACTGACATTGTTGTGTAAACATTAAAGTAGATATTAGTATTTATGTGAAAATCATGGACAATATATCTTTAAACATCTGAACACTAACGTCAGTTTATACTTGCGGGACTTCCTAGTGGAGTGAGGTTTTATAATTGGCCCGTCCTCTGTCTGATTCGAACAGACACCCGCCAAATCTTTTTATGAATCTGAATGAATTATTAAGTGGTGTGAGTAACCGAAAGGCGAATCGCCATCACTGTAGGGTTAACGTGACCCTTTAATGCTGTTTTAATGCGGGTAATTCATTTAGATATTAATGATGACAGCCATATTTTTTCATGTTAAGATGCGTATTCTAAGCCTTTATGCAATTCCTAACGGCTGTCTGAGGTTAAGGGCTTTGATGGGGCTGGAATTACCGGGCGTTAAGCTACAAGGTATCTAGCCCCAGAGATTTCATATTTAGGCAGGGTGACCTAGAGACGTACTGGGCGATACTATGAAAGTGCGCTTGACGTATCAAACTAAAGACGTAGAACGGTTAAGGGTTCAAAGTAATCCTGCCTAAAGATTTATAACTGTGGCGAACTAGTGCATCACGCAGGTTCATACCCTGTAATCTCCGGTAGCACACTACTGCCGGAGAGCCACAAACATTTGCGGGAGAGTGAAATGGATTACACACCAGGCTCATAACCTGGAGACACTTGGGTTCGAATCCCTTGTCCCGCAACAAGATTTTATTAACTAACGGCGGAGGATGTTATGTCTAATTGGCATTTTATCATCAATGGTGCTCTACTTACTGTTAGAGCAAGCAACGTAGTGCAGGCAAGTAGGCGTGTAAGACGTTTATTGGAGCATGATGGTGGCGGAAGGGTAAATAACCCAATGCAGAAGATTGTAGTAGCTGACTGATGGGAAGAATGAAAGATGCCTATTTGGATTACGTATGTAATACCCTGGGCATCTCTCAGGAATACGCATGTACACTTTCAATAGCAACCCTTGAACAGATGTTGAAAGGAATGGAAGAGCGTATTCAGCAGGAAGAAGAACGCATCGAAGAGAAAATCGATGATGCGTTAAAAGAATATGACTGGGACGTCGATGTAGACGAAGATGGTCATATATTTATTGTAAATGCAGAAGGAGAAAGAGCATGAATTATGATTACAGCAATGCTGAAGATTTCATAAAAGATACATCTGATGAAGATATTTGTAGAGCCTGGAAGAACATTTTAAAATCCTGGGAAAACGAATTATTAATAACTGAAGATTCTTTGATGCTACATTTGAAAGAATGGTATCAAGATTGTATTTATTTTGAATTCTCAAAAAGGGGGTTGAAGTTATGATAACAATCATAGATGGTTGGTTTCTTGATGTCCTCCTTGTAGTGGGTTATGTAAGCCTTTTAGCTACCATGGTAATGCTTATAAAGGTAATACAGGCTTTAAATCAGAAAATCAGCAAGTTAGAAAACGACTTGGATTGGTGGAGACAAGAGGCACTCAATAGAATGAATTTTTCTAAGAAAGTGCTAAGACGTTGACGCTCCACCCAAAACGCTCGGTTCCAATCGGCGGTGACCCAGCTCATATAGACTGTCCAGAATGTGATTCAGATAACACGATAATCGAAGAATACATCAGCGAGTACGCTCCTGATGAATCCGATTTAGGCATTTTATGCCAAGACTGTAATCACGCTGTAACACCTGATGAGTTAGGTCATCGCTTCGAGCCTTGTTATATTTTAGAAAATGGAGGCGAAAATGGCATTGATTAAGAAGAAGAGGAGAAAGCTTTCTCCAAGACTTGAAAGTTTGAATGATATGACTACGGCCTGGATTATAGATGCTTTTAATGCACAGAAACAGACTAAAAATAGGTCGATACAGGAAACTAAAGGTCGCAGGAACTGGGTAAGATTTCAAAAACTAATGGTATGTCCTAAGTGCAATTTTGTATGGCAACGGATTACTAATGGTCAGAACCGTTATAAAACGAACTGTATAAAATATAAAAACATGCCAACAATAGGCTTAGAGCGGACTATTTGTAATAGATGTAAACCCGTAAAGGAGACGTAGATGAAATATCTCTACAGGATGTTTTCCAACATCTTTAAACCATGGAAGAAGGGACAGCGTACCTTATGGTACAAAATCCGTCAACTTGAAAAGAGTATGGCTCTACTTAATGATAAAATTAATGGTAGTCATAAATTTTCAACATTCGAACTGGAGGCGTTATCGGCAAAGATTGGAAAGCTTAAGCCGAAGCGTGGACGCCCCAGAAAGAAAACCTAGGAACCACGCAGACGTATCAAAGGGGACCATATGGCTAAAGTACTAGTTCAAACCTTTGGTGGTGTTGTTAAATCGATGGAAGCAAACACTCCTGCTGATATAGCAGAGTCTTTGGGACAATCGTTGGATAATACCACAATTAACGTCAATTCTAAAAAGGCTGAAGCCACTACATCTTTACGAGATGATGATTTTGTCGCATTCGTAACTGATAAAGTGACTTCTGGCTTAGTATAGTCTAGACGAAAAGATTCGGTCTATGGGGGGTATTTATATCCCCCAGCCGATGACTATAAAATGAAAATAATACGAGGAGGAAAAGAATGGGGAATCAAGCAACAACGACGAATAGTGAGTCAGAGTGGTATAAGCTACAGAATGCTGTAAAAAGATGGATACTAAGTAATGCTCATTATCAAGGCGATAGAATGGATAGAACAACTGCTGAGAATACAGCAAATGCTTTTCTTAATAAAGTTCATGTCTATGACATTCAGGATGATTTTGAACACAATACAGAGAAAATCTTTAAAGTATATATTGGGCATCCCAAGTTTCGTGGTACTGTTAACTATACTTTACCCGAACATTCATTACAGTTTAATAGTGCTCAACCGAGTAATGTAAAAATATTAAACACAGGGAATGACACACCTGAATGGTGGTCTACTATACAAAGTTCTTTTATTAATACAGGACTACATCCTTTATTAAGTTGGGATACAACTAGTATGCATCCGCATATTAATCCAAATGGACAGCCATGTTTAGGTGGCTGGAGTAATGCATGGTCTTATGCAATTTCATCTGGAGATATCCCATCCTTAATAAATGTAGCTAAGAGTTTTCTTAATACATGGACAAGGGATGATGCATATTGGGACATAAATAGACAGTACAGAGATTGGGATAACATATTTAACTATCCACAACGTGGCTTAAGTGAGTTCTTTCCTTTCCAAAAATGCCTTCAACATGCATTTCTTTGGCAAAGGTTAGCTAGGAATATTGAATCATCATACAGATGGAGTCCTAAGCTTACTTGGAGTTGGTTAGCAAGTAATTATGAAATCATTCAACAATTATGCCATGAAAATGGTGATGATTACAAATGGAAGATTTATGATTATTATTTAGCTACTATAATAAGTAGTAAGAATACTGCGGATACTGAATCAGGGAAGATGAAGAAACTTAATTCTACTATTCACATTTTAGACCGAATGATAACAGGAATTACTGATATATTAACAGAAGAAATTGGATGTGCATATTGGATTTCTAAACGATTGGTTGGCGATACTATGCTCTATGGTATTGATAAATTGGATTATGGTACAGTAAAACGTATACATTTAGTTCAAGATAGCGATGGTAATTATCCTCCTGGTTGGAATCTCTCTACTTTAATACAAAGAATGAGTGAATCCTTAAATTCAAGGGCAAGGGAATTGCGACCACAACAAGCTCGTGTTGAAATGATTGATATTGGAGAAGTATTTGAAACCATGCGTAATGCAAATAGAGGGAAAAGCATCATTAATAGAGGCTTTCTTTCTGAAGAAGATTACTATGTGGTTTTGTTGGATTACATAGGCTATGGACCAAGATGGCATACGGGAACTCGTTCATCTACACAGAATACATTTCACATACTTGAGAACATGTTGACATTTGCATATAATGAAAAAGTCTGGGATGCAAATGAATTGATAAGGGTTGGAATTGAAATATCTGAAGATGACTATCTTAGTGATAGAAACATGTTAGATGATACAGCACCCTTTGACAATATGTTTACTCTTTTCCATAATGTAATTGATGATGAAGAATCGAGGAATAGGATAATATATCATTTTGTATGTCTTGGTATAGAAAGATACACAAAAATCTGTATGAAACAGTTAAACGGGAGAATGAAAAATGCAAAAGAACACTACAGATGGGAAGAAGAGGTTGTTCAACCTGGGAATCCCAGAACGAATGTTGCATAAAATCAATTATCTATTAGGTCGCTTCAATAATGAAGAGTGGAGCGGACCAGCCTGGTACGAGATAATTGAAACAACAAAAACAGGCTTTCCTAAGAATGTTGTCTTGAAGTTTTTTAAGGCAATTCACTTAGGGAGTGGTGCTGAAACCGAAATAGATGGTGACAAGATGGGTAAGCTTTTACCCAAAATCTATAAGAAAATACCTGAATTAAAGGATTATTATCTTGGTTTGATTCACAGTCATCATACTATGGGTGCATTTATCAGTAAGACAGATAAAGAAACAGCACTAGAACAAGCATCAAAAGACGGAATCTTCTTTTCTACAATAGTAGCAAGTAAGAATGAACGCTTCGAGACATGTCTGACATATAAAGACCAGTTTGGTTTTGACAGACTAATTGAAGGGGCAACAGAGCCACTTATCAATGTTGAAATAGATAAGAGTTGGCAAGCTGAGGCTAATTACATTCAGAAAATGAAGAAGAAACAAGATGCAAAGAAACCCACTACATCTTATTACAATGGTTTTGGTCACCTTAATTCAGTTGGAGGATATGGTCATTATAACTATGGAGTGAGTAAATATAGTGGAGGTACTAAGGCAGATTGGGATATAATGGAAGAGCTAATTGAAAGCTATGAAATGAATAAGATTACTTATCATGAATTACTTGAAAAGGCTAAGAAGAAATGTCCTAATATGGATATACACCTCTGGGTGGATAATCCTAATCAACAAGCTATTGGATTAGTTTAAACTACAAAGGGGGCATAAGCATGCACACACTCCGCTTGTTGCCCTGGCTATTATCAATGTGGGGATTGGAAATAGCCCAGGATTGCCCCCTTTACCTTTGAGAGACTAATAAAATTAGTTTAATTAGTTTAATTCTGAGTTTAAAAAACTTATAAAATAAAGGAAACATACTGATGGACAGTAGATTCTTAAGAAACAAAGACCTAATACCTCAAGAATGCTTAGATGTAATAAGTATTATAGGATTAGGCGGGATTGGTTCATTCTTAGTACAGGGATTAGCCATGATGGGATGGAAAGATGTACATGGATATGATAGCGATGATGTAGAGAATCATAATTTTAGTACAACCTGTTATCCACTTAATACAGAAAATATTGTAATGAAGAGGGTAGCGGCTCATTCATTATTTGATAGTTATTCTGATGAAACCCAGGAGTTTCATCCATATGAACATTTTATTGGAGGTGCTCAGTTTTCAGAATTAACTACTAAGGTGATTGTCTGTACTGATGATATGGAATCAAGAAGGATGGTTTATAATAATTGGAAAATGTTTAAAGAAAGAGAGTTCCTTATAGACCTTAGAATGGGTGCTACAAGCGTGGAAATCGTTACCGTAACAAAGGATAATGATAATTATATGGATACATGGGTTCCGACTCATACTGTACCACCAGAACCATGTTCACAGAAACATACTGTATTTGCAACAATGCATATTGTTTCCTTAGGACTGTCTCAAGTGTATAATCTTGTTGCAAACATAGCGTATTATGACTATATTTGGACTAGCCTGAGCCCAAATATTGTCGAATTTGGTACTCTAGTAACTCCAAATCTAAATAAGGAGGTATCACATGATACAGGTACGCAAAGTATCAACGGATTGGAAAGCAATGCCTTCCGGTCTGACATATCTTATAATAGGTCAGCCTAAAACTGGGAAAACCACAGCCACTTCAAGGTGGAGTACAAAGGGTCAAGATGGTGTCATATTACTTGATGCTGACCTTGGCTCTGACTTTGTTGATGGAGCTAATACTATAGCTATTAGTGGCTTAAATCAACCAACAAGACCTGTAATGCATAAAGGCAAGCAGGTAACAGATAAAGGTATACCTAAAACTGAAGTTATTCCACCCGAAGAACGGGGTTTCAATCATCGCTCCGGTGCTGATAAAGGAACCCCGTTGCCAGCTTATTCAATGGCAGAAGTCTATGGATGGCTAAATACAGAGTGGGATAAACTTCCATATGATACTATAGTGATAGATACTGTTGGTCAGATTAACGAATGGATTGAACATTCTGTTATTCATGAACTCGGTATCACAGCTATGGGAGAGGGTCAATGGGGAGCCGATTGGGGCAAAGCTAGACGTAGAAATCTAGATATTGTCAAACGGTTTCAGGCTCTCATCAAAAAGAAGGGTGGAAATCTTGTTTTAGTAAGTCATTCAAAGACTTCACAATTACAAGATGGGAAGGTGCAACTAGCACCTGAACTTCCAAGAGGACTCGGTTATTCATTAGCGGCTAAAGCTGATATAATCGGGTACACTACAGCATCAAAGGAAGATGGTAAATACTATATATCATTTGAAGCTTATGATGAAAGGGTTGTAGGCAGTCGCTTAAAGCCTCTTTCTCAAAAGGTTTTATTATTTGATTATGAAGTAATATCATCTGAAATCCTTAACTACAAGGAGGAAAAGTGAGTAATACTCGTTTTCGCCCTGATGACCTACAGTTATCCGGTAGCGGTAAAAGCTGGATAGGTTTTCAAAAAGTAGGGATTGTCGATTGGGAAGACCGAGCAGACCAATTTGATTGGGCTGACGTCTACCTAGTTGCTACTCTTAAACAAGAAGATTCGCAGTATCCAATAGAGATGAAACTTGCGGGTTCTTATGATAGAGAAACAAATGGCAACATTAAAACCTGTACACTATTGAAAAGACTTTATTGGCTTTTTGATACTATAGGCTTTGACGGCGGTCCTGATATTGGTGGTACTATGGTAGATGCAGATGGTGAGGAGTTAAATCTCGTTAATCATCTTAATCAAAATCATGTTACTAATCCATTAGACCCTAAATTGGAGTATATAGCATACATTTACAAAGAGAAGGGTTATAAAGACCCGTCTAAATTGTATAATGCTGTATTTCCTAAGTTGGTTCCAAACACTCCTAAGGGTTTAAAAGACATCGAGGGCTACATAGCCTTTATGAAGTCTAAGAACCTTATTAAGGAGGTCATAGAACAGCCGACTCCTACTAATGGAGTCAACACAGCATCTACAGAGGGAACTACTAGTTTCTAATGTATGTTGAAATAGCAATCGGGAGTCCCTCTAAACGGGGGACTCTCGTTTCTATAAATGATGTATGGGATATCGTATTTGAAAGTGGAGAGAAAGATGCTGTTTACACATCTGTATATCAATATGATGAAGAAGCTGTAAACTATATAAATAAGAAGGGTACGCTTAAAAAGTTTGTTGGAACTAGACATATTAATTCAATACCTATTGATATTGATAAGGGTCAAAATTCAAATGAATATACCCTGTCTCAAGCACAAACCATTTTATATCATCTACAATCTGAATTAGGATTGAAAGATGGAAATTTTGCAATATTCTTTAGTGGTACGGGATACCACATTGAAATAAGTAATGAATGTTTTGGCTTTAGACCAGGAGCTACCCTTCCTTTTATGGTTAAGCAGACAATGGTAAATAATGTCTTACCCAATTTCAGAATAGATGGGAGTGTCTATAGTAGGACTTCTATCATACGCCTTCCACATACATTAAACAAAAAATCAAAACTGTATAAAGTTCCTCTTACAATAGATGAGCTTTTTGGAGATGTTAATACTATCCTTGAATTAGCTAAGGATAGAAGACTGTCATTTGGTCAACATGACCTATGGGGAGATGGTAGTCTTGAACACTTAATAGACACTGATGTGCCTGATATTAGGACAATGAAACATGTTTCAGAGCCTAACAATGTTGTACCATGTATACAAACTATTTACAATAATGGACCGCAACAAGGTACTAGGAATAATGTATTATTAAGAATAGCATCTCATTTTAAAAGACATGGCATACCAAGTGATGCCACTAAAGCATCCTTGCTTGCTTGGAATGATAACCAACTCGAACCAGAGATAGTTATGGAAAAGGTCGAATCCACATATAACTATGGATATCAATATGGATGCCATGATACAATTTTAAAATCAGTTTGTAACCCTAAGTGCATTTACTATAAGAACAAGAGTTATTTAGTAGATGTTAAAACAACACGGGATTTACAGAAAGACTTAGAAGAAAGGCTTACATCTGATTTTACAGGTAGAATGATTAACCTGGCACAAATGTTTGGTCTTTATGATAAGGATTGTGATATATATCCTGGTGAGCTAGTAACAATATTTGGTCCTACTGGAGCAAATAAAACAACATTGGCTCAAAATATTGTCCTTGGATATGATTTCCACAATGATACAATTAATACAGATTGGCACATGCCAACGCTATATCTTTCATTAGAACTTAGTGGATGGTACATGCACCGTAGAAATCAACAGATTGTTAGCGGTCTTTCAAAGGAGGAGGTAACGGGGAATAATAAGTATGTCTCTAAAAAGTATAATAGCTATTTAGAGCATGTTAATATTCAAACAATCTCACCAACAACTGAAATGATTTTGAAACAGGTAAGAGAACTTCAGCCCAATCTTATGGTCATAGATTACATTGACTTAATAGATGCTGGAAAATCTTACAGAGGAGAATATGAACAAGTTCGAAATATAAGTCACTTTCTATCTAATCTAGCAGTTAATCTAGATATCATTATTATACAGATATCTCAGGTTTCAAGAGAATATTCAAGGAATCAAATACTTGATATTTATGCTGGTAAAGGTAGCGGTGCTATAGAGAACGCATCAAGAAAGGTAATAGGAATTAACGGTACTCAAGATGACCCAACAAAGAAAGTGTCTTTATTTAAGAATAGCGACGGTGACTTATTTGATGTAGACCTTGAATGGACACCTTCATTCAGATTACCAGTAAGGAGAACAGAAGCATGAAAAAGCATGTTGTAAAAACAGAGGTTTCTTTAGATACGAAGATGGCACTGATGAATATTGCTCAAAAAGAAAAACGTAGTATGCGAAAACAACTGGAATATATAATTGAACAGTTTATTAAATCGCAAATTATGGTCGAAAGTATTTCTGGTAGCAAACCAAAAGCATGGAAAGGACCTTTGTCGACTAGTTTAAAACAAGCATTAAGAAGTAAAGGATGGGATATTCCTAAGGTAGAAGCTTTACTGAAAGAGAAAGAAGACGATGCAGAAATTGACAACTAAAGAACTTATAGGCGAGTACATAGACCTTCAGGTTCAATTAGAACAGGAATTGGAGGATAAAGAACCAATAGAAGATGCACTAGAAAATGTTAATGGTCAGATTAAACGCAAAGTCGATAACATAGATGTATTTATGGTGGGTATTGAAAGAAAAACCCATATGATAGATGCTGAGATTCTAGCTTTGAGCGATGAAATAAAGAGACTAAAGGTAAGGAGAAAAGCTACAGCGTCATTAAAGAAATACTTTAATGAAACTCTTATACCTATGGTTATAGAAGAAGTTGGAAGAAACGGTGTTTATGAAACGAATACAGCTAGATACAAGTTATTTGAAACTTTCGGACCAGTAATAGTATCTGATGAAGATGCTGTTCCAGATGAATACAAGAAAGTAGAGATGGTAGAATCTCTAGATAAGAAAAAGGCTCGTAAAGACCTTACTTCTGGTGTAGATATACCAGGTTTCTTTATTCAGAAGGTAAAGCGAGTAAGGAGGTCTTAATGGGACGAATACTAGATATAGCATTCCCTCAAACAGGAATGATTATAACTATATTCAGATTCTTACAATTTGCTGTATTATTTGATAACAACTTTGTAGATTTTTCATTTTCTATTTGGAAAGCTGGAATACATCTACATTTAGTATACGAGGAGAGGAATAGATGCCTAGAAATCGTAAAACACAAACAGACATAATATTGGAGTTGCTAGAACAGGGTTTGAAAGTAAACCCTCAAATGGCTCTTAATAGGTGTGGTTGTTTCAGACTTGCCGCTGTCATATATGACCTTAGACACAAACGAGGTTATGACATTAAGATGAACAAGGTGAAAAGCTATACAGGCAATCTTTATGCTGAATATGAGCTTATGCCTACAGCATAGCCCAAAGGGGGGCAGGTTTTTGGAGACTATCCATATTCTATATCCTGCCCCACCTTATTATAAAGTATGAAGCTAGATAAAAAACAATTTAAAAATGTGCTTGAACCCATACATAAACACTTTTGGGAGAAAGCATATAAAAAACTTTCTGCAAAGATGAGTGTACTATACAGCAGTCTAAAGAGAAGAAGTGAAGAATATGATGTAGCTTTTTCAATAGAAAGAGACGAAATAAGAAAAATGTTCTATAGCTCTTATGGTGATGATTGTAAATATTGTGAGAAAAGGCTCACTTATAAAACCATAGCATGTGACCATATAGTCCCACTATCTAAAAAAGGAGAAACTTCTGTAAAGAATCTCCAATTAATTTGCAAAACTTGTAATACAAGAAAGGGTCCTCTAGATGAAGAGGACTTTAATATGCTCATTCAGCTAGTACAGGAGCTTCCTGCTGAAATAAGAGTATACGTAATGAAGAAGCTCGCTAAGGGAGGACGTTACTAATGAGTAATTGGACTTTTGAGGATAATATCCCTATACCTGAAGTAGACACAACATGGCATAAGCGAAGAAAATCTAAGTATGGTTTTCTGGCAGAGCTTAACCTCAACCAATCAGTTTTCATTCCTGAAGACAAGTTCAAGAAGGGCTTAGTAAGTCAAGCTTGTAATCGTATAGCAGGGAAAACTAATAGGAAGTTCACATCTAGAACTCGTGTTGAAAACGGAAGATACGGTACAAGAGTATGGAGAACGAAATAGGCAGTAAAAAGCCAGAAGAAGAGCGTTTCAGAAAAACACTCTTTCCAAGGGAATTAACTCTAGTATTGTCTGGACTTCATAAATTGCATTCCGAAGCTTATAGAGAAAATAATATGCCCCTTACAAGGGAAATTATGGCTCTAATAGACGAACTTAAACAAGGTTCTGGTTGGAATGACAATGATGAAAAAGGACTGATACTATAATAATAGGAGAGATGGGGGTTTCGTAAATCGTATTAATTTTGAACCGTGTATGTGGTCAGAGATAAGGCGACAAATGAAATGGTATGGCATATCACCAACATCTCTCCTATAAATTGGAGAAATATAATGGAAAAGAAGAAAGAAAATACAGTAAAAACAAACGAAGTTGCTGATTCTATTGCATACTTAGCAGAACAATTTCAAGGAGAACACACAAACGAGCGTATGGCCTCTACTAATATAGTAAATGCGTTAGACGAAATAGCACATAGTTTATGGGATGGTTCAAGAGCTAATGGCTTTGATGACACCATTCCAGATGCTTTGTTTGCTGTTTCACGTTCTTTAGATAAAATAGCAGAAGCAATATCAGCTCACCCATATGGTAAAGGGAGTTAAACTATGGAGTTTACCTGCATAAAATGCGAATTTAAATTTCACCACACCTTAATGGACACAGATGAAAGAACATGTTACAGCTGTTTAGAAGAGGATGAAGATTCAAATGACTTTGGACCGCCATATTCAATGGCAAACTTAAGTGGAGACAAAACAAAAGGAGGTAAAAGTGATAGAATCAAAAAAGACAATGATGAGTCTGGAAAAGGCATACACCTCTATAATGAAGAAAGAACGGGAAAAACAACGAAAGATTGAGAATGATAATAAGATATATGATGGAGTGTGGGTTCGTAATCCTGGTTCAGCACGATTGACCCCAGGTGACTTAATAGAATTTTACCAAGGGTTGCTGAAAACTGAACAGATACAAGAAGGAGGACCAGCCCACACTAGATTAAAGTATTTATTAACTAGACATAATAGGTGGAAAAAATGATAGACCCATTAAGGAAGACAAGCGTTGTCAACATAATATACAGTACTCTTGAAAAATATAGTGGTAAGCAACTAAATTATGACGCAGTATGGTTCGACATAGCAACAGAAATATCAGATGCATATATCGATATATTAGGCACTTACATCGATTCACTTATAGTAGAACATGAACTCCAAGATAAAAGGAAAGAAAATGAGTAAATCAGCAATTAAAAGTGTTGCTCGAAACAACTGCGCTAACTTCAGCAATGATAGGTGTTTAGGGGTGATGCTTAGAACGGAAAAATATAAAAGTAGCCCTAATGTAATTAGGACTAGACTATATCAGTGGGTTGATAAAGAAAAGGCAAACGGAAAATGTACTATAGACAAGGGGTGTGATTACTTTAACTACATAGTCACACCAGGACTCTAACATGCCGTAGCCTACTTGTCGGGAAGAAAAGGGGGGCAAAAACCCCCCTTTTTTTTATTAAAAGTGAAAGGAATCGATTTTATTCATCTTCATCCTGTACTGCATAATAAATAGGTCCACCTACTGCAACAGCCGCCGCTAATCTCGTAGCTCCAAATTCTATTTTCTCACCCAATGGTATCTTTTCTCCAAGAGCCTTTTCCCAAACTTCCTTATTCTTCTTTAAAATCTCCCAATCTCTTGTTGCAACTACACCTCTAGGTTTCTTTTTTCCAGATATATCAACATCTATTTCCTCTGCCTTTCCTTTAGATATTGCCCTTTGAGGACCATGACGTTGTACCTTTGTTAAGTCTGTATTTCTGAGTCGACCCGTTAATTCGGGAATACTCTTTTCAGTGACCTGACTTACATTTATGGTATCTCTACCAAGTGATACGCCAAACAGGTCACGCTTATCAGTAGCAAAATAAGTTACCTTACCGGGTTTAGCTGGGTCAAATATTAAGTTGCCATTATACCCACCCCAATCAAAATTCGATTTTATCCTGGGAGAAAACTGTACCTGGACTCTGCCACCTTTTAAGATTTTACCATTAAGCCCGTGTTTTTCAGCATATTTTATTACATCGTGGGGTTTAAAATTTTTCTTACCCAATTCCTTAAATAAGTTATAAGCCCTACTATCAAACTGCATACCACGCATTACATCTTGAACAGGATGACTTGTTATTTGTAAATATTGAGTCCCCTTACCCAACTGGATACCCTGAGCTTTGATAGAATTTTCAAAAACATCTTCCCCGAGTAATCCGGTTAGATTTTTCTCATCTGTAGGCTTAACATACTTACTAAAATACTTATCCAAAAAGCCCTTCTTAGTAGCTTTATCCCCAAACAAAAACCTCTGATTAGAAACATCACTTATTACCTTATGGTGTAACTGTTTTTGAGCTCTCCTAAATGGTTTAGTCTCTTTAGAAACCTCCTTAGCTACTTTCTTTTTAAAAGCCTTCTCTGTACCCTCTGCTATCTTTGTCCCCTCGTACTTTCTATAAACATCTTCCATAGCCTTACTAGCAATTTTCTCTTCATTGGCAACATGTGCAATGGAATTATAAGTTTGTTGAGACATACCGCTACTTCTAGATGCATGAGAAATCCTAGGGCTTACAAGCCTATGTATTACACGAGCAGTTGCTGGAACAACCTCTCCAAGTGTGCTAGTATATTTTTGTATTCCTCCAGCATAGAAACTACCAAACTTATTAACAAGAAAATTATCTATCTCTGAAACATAACCACTCCTGTATGCCCTTGGACCTTTCCCTTGTAATCTCCTAACTGCAGTAGATACTGCTTTAGGAGCTACTAATAATCCCCCAAGAGCTAATGCACCCATAGCTATATCATCAGAGGATTCTGCTATTGTTTCGGTAACAGCTTGCCCTTTTTCAGTTTGAGACGCTAATAGACCAGCCAGGCCAACAGAGCCCAGGTCTCCCATACTTGGTTTAATATTTAGCTTTTCAGCTAATTTAATCAGACTCTTCGGGTTCATTCTCTTCTTCTATACTAGTTACCATGGCTCCACCTATCTTATTAGATGTGACCATATTCTCTTTTCTCTTAACACAGCAATCACATATACCATCTTCATTCATAGTAGGGCAATCACATTCGTGACAATGAAAAGGCATAGGCATTATCCGTAAATAAACTTTCCACCGAGACGCTCATCCCGGTCTTTCTTTACTAAGTCAGCTATTTGCATTACTGGCATACCCGTAAACTTTGCTATTGCATAATATGGATTCTCAACTGCTCCACCAGGACCAACAACATCTCTTATCAGTCTCCCAAATGGCGGTATAGTCCATAAATAATAGTCAGTTAATTTACTATAATCATCTGTCATCATTCCTTTAAATAGCGGAGGAAGTAACCTAAAAGCTGGAGGAACTACAGCCTGTACAGGACCAAGTGGAGAACCATAAAAGGCTCTCTCTTTTTCCTTATCATCACCCATTAATAAGTCTGCTGTATCTTGGAACCAGTTCCACGGAGCTGGAAGTGCGTTTTCGAACAAGCTGTACATAAACAAAGAAGACATAGCAAGCATAAAAGCATCTGCCTGTGCCATACGCTTAAATCTCTCAAACTCAGGAGTCCCTTCTTGAAAACCATGAATATGAGCTTCTCTTATTGTATCGTTACGAAAACGCACTGAGTTCCAACTCCATAATTGGAACCTAGAAAACACCCTACCCAGTGTGCTATTAGTCCATATAGGTCTAAATGGTGCGCTATATAAAAACTGAGTTCCTTTTACGCCTTTTTTAGCCATTTGTATAAGGAACGGATTGTCAAAATCTTTAATTGCTCCACCAAATCTTTCTTTTGCCATTAAGTAATGAGACATAAAAGCATCTCTTCTAAGCATACGCTCTGGTAAGCGCATAAACGATGCCGCAAAATTCCAAGCTGTATCAGTAACGCCATATTTCTTTCTAAGCTGATTTAAGCTTGTATCGGAAAGCTCTGGGTCTCTTTTTATTTTCTTAACAACATCTTTTACAAAGTCATCATATCTTTTAGACTTAATCTTAGGATTGAGACCAGCCTCATATATTAGAAATTCCTCTATAATACCCAGCTCATTAATCCATTGCTCCACATCCTTCATACTCTTCCATTTAGGATTAATATGTGTCTGCAAGTATTCAAAGTTTCTTGCATTTTTAAGGTTCTTTGTACCAGCGCTAATCCAAGTATGTACAGTACCACCATACAGATTAGCTATAGAACTCTTAGGATGGGCAAGTAATGATGCTAACTGCCACTTAGCCTCTAAGGCACCCCAAGCCTGGAGCTGACTATACTCAACCCCACTTAGTTCATCTAATGTGGTCTCATCTAAGTTCCACTTTTCTAATTCTTTCCTACCAACACCAAGTCTTTTACCTATATAATCAATACGTTTCTTTGCCTGAGAATCAGCAAGCCATTTATATGGAGTCCCTTTTATCTTCATGAGGGGGTCATTCATAACGCTCTCTGGTATATGGGCTGGATAACCCATCATAGATTGAGTATATAGTTTAAAAAAGTTCGTCCAACGATGAGTAAGTTCAGCATCCTTAGTCCTCTTATAGAACTTCTCATTAAAACTATGCATGGATACTCTACTAGCTAACTGAGCTACCTGCTTATTAAATGTGTCTATGATATTTTTCATATACTGGTCATAAGCCTCTGGCTCTCTTGACCATCCACCTATATGAGCATTGCGACTAAATTGATTACCCACACGCTTTAAATCACTCATCAAGATATTCTTGGCTTTCTCTTTCCTGCCCAATGCCTGTTCTTTTAAAGCATCTTGAATAGCATCAAAGTTCTCAGTCATATCATCCTTAGCCATAAAATCACCAGTAAGCTGTTTATACTGATACATAAGCTTGCGTATTTCAGCCTGTTTTTCTTCTTTTGTGATATTTGGGTCACTAAATATATGTTCAATAACCTTCTTCAATCTTGAGTCTGCTACTTTCCTGTCAAAAGAAACATGGGGAAAATAGACATCAAATGGGAACTCACCAGTAACATCAAAAGGAGTAACCTCTAATTTCTTAGAGACCTTAGCCCATTCATTCCTAGTCATAAGTTTCCCGGGTGTAAGACTTAATAAAACCCTTTTAGTAATCTGTCTAAGTCCATCTATACCGAACTTTTCAATAGGAATCTGCTCATGTTTCCTGCCTGTATCTATAAGATATTTCATAAACTCTTTCCGAAGATTCTGTAGGCTCTTAAAACTTTCCTTGCCATTCTTATCACGGCCCTTAGCTAACCAGCTTTCAACAAACTCAGTATCACCAACAAGCCATTTATGGACATCAGTGTTCTGTTTTGTTATTTGGTCATTTATAGCCCTTACAATCTCATCACCAGACATTAAACGTGTTTCCTCTTCCATAGGAACACGATACATCTTATTTTTCAGCTCATTATATTTTCCCTCAACCTCTTTCCAATTATTTTCATACTCCATCTCATAAAAAGTAAGCCTATGGTGGTTATCCTTATATTTTTTCCTTAGTACCCTTGGTATCATTCGTCTTTCTCGCATAGCTACAGCAATATCAAATAAAGCATCACCATCCTCAACAGCAGAAACAAAAGGTCTCAGATTTTCTTTCATCTTATCTTTCTCTTGTTCATGTTTCTGCATGGAATATTCCTGTCCACGAACAGCCCATTGTTGTAACTCACCCAATAGACCAGTTGGTCTCCGTATTTCACCCATAATAGTATTACCAAGCCTATCTTTATATGGACCCACATCCTTTACCCATTCAACCATACCAGGCTCTCTCATTAGGTTTCTATCTATAGCTTCAGGAAACATCCAGTAATAGCTACGCATTATATCAGGATTTTTATCTTTGCCAACCATCCAATCCATAGCCTTTCTAAACCAGGTGCCACTACGCATTTCTTTTAAATAATTATCAAGTAGTTTTAGGTCATACTTAGTGGCCTGGTTCATGTTCTTGCCTACAATACCACGAAACAACCCGTTAATATTACGAGCATCAAGATTGTGATAATGTTCGAGGTGGTCCTTGATGGAAAAGTAAACTTCTTTAAGCTCAGGGTCGGTAACCTTACCTCTATGGATACCTTCAAATGGGGCAATGTTTTCAAGGTAGGTTCTGTCTGCTTCTGAAAGGTCAGATGTCTCAATCATCTCTCCTTTTATAAGATTCCCATTCTCATCTCTAAAACTAGTAACTTTTTTCTTGCCTGTATATTCCTTCATAACAAGCTCTATTTCAGCATCAGAAAGGTCTGTCTTTGTCTTACTAAGAAGGGAATCATAATCGTCGAAAAACTTTTTCAGATTCTTATCTGCCACTGCTTTTGAGTTCATAGCCGCTCTCATAAGTGATGTATTATTTGCCTGTTTCTCCAGGGTCTCTAACAGTATAGCCTCGCCTCTACTCAAATGCCCTTTCTTTTTGAGCTTGGCTATCGTGTCTAGATGTCCTCTTTGGAACGTACTTAAAAATAATACATCAAATAAATCTTTTTCAGATTGGGGTCGCCCTTTTTTCCACTCTCGTATCTTTGTATCTATTCTAACCTGGTCAAGTTTTGCTGTCCCCTTGTCCTCTATCCCAAAATTATCACGCTGTAACTCTTCAAACTTCTTATTTGATTCTTGCTCATCAAAAGAACTGTCCTTTATAAGGTCGTCTTTATCTCGCCTTCTTCTAGCCATTTGAACGGTCATATCTTTGATTACTTCAGAAACCTTATGAGTTTCAGTAATCAATTCCTTAGAATAACCATTCTTTTTTATTAAGTCAGTTAGAGTCTTAAGAGACGCCATGTCGCTTATATCATTGACCAAGAACTCCTCAGCTTTCAGTACCATCCTATCTAAATAGTTACGTCTATAGTCATAGTTGCCAGTATTAGTTGGCTTTAGGTCATACGGAACCTCGCCCATAACATAGATTTTCTCTCCCTTCTTATTGATGAAAGACTCATCCCTAAACTTTATAAATGCATCCTCATCTTTTGCAATCTTCTCAAGACCCTCCCTGGTATGTAATCTATTAGTAAATATCCTATCTATAAACTTACCCCAAGGCGTTGAAATGGACGTTCTACCAAGTACTTCCTTCAACCATTCATTCTGTTCGGCAAAATCTCTATTCTGACTATATAAAACCTCTAATCTCTTATGGTCTACATGCCTAAATATGTTATCGCTCCAATTAACATCTTTCATGCTTTCTGATAACATAGACATTAAAGTATTTCTAGATGACTCAGACAGAAAAGTCATAGCGTCTAATCCAGAGCGTATTTCGGGGTAAGAGTGCGCTCTTCCCTCTATATAATTCTTACCATAAAGAACGCTATTTGTCTTGAAAAACAACCTATGTAATCCTTTGCCCTTTAAAAAATCCATCTTCCCATCATTAACCATCTTAGTAAGCCTAGGATTTACCACAGATGTTTTGCCACGCATATCACGAACCTCATAACTAAACAAGGTATCAAGAACCTTTGATGAGAATACATCTACGCCTTTTAATCCTGCTTCATCCATTGGGTCAGAACCAAGAGCAATAGTTGCCCGAGACATTTCTCTAAATCTTTGTAAATCTTTTTCTCCGGTCTTAGCTTTAAATACAATCCTATAGGTACGCCCCTTCATTACAAACGGAACGCTATAAGAATCTTTACCAAGCACAATACTTGCAGTCCGTGGTTTACCATCTTTATCCAATACATCCCTGCCCTTAGACTCTAAAACTATCTCTTTCATAGCTACCTTAGGTCCATCATGCCCTCTAATGGCGTTATATGCCCCTATAACAGCCGCTCTATTCGTAACGGCGAACCCAAGCATGTCTCTGCCACTTGATGCCCCCTCAGACATAAATCCTCGCCAATAAGGGCTATATTGAGATACTATATGAGAACCCTCATTCCTAATATCTGGACTATCAACAGCAAGTTGAGACCTATACGATGTTTTAGTATCGGGGTCAATAGCCTCTTTATTGTGTTTTTCCTGGTTTTTAGCCTTATCAACATATTCATCCCGCTGAGAATGATACATCTCTCGCCACTTCTGCCTAAACCCAACATCCTCACCACCAAAGAATATAAAAGCCTTATCACCGTCTAAATCAGCACCACCAAGTGCTTTCATTGTTCTGGGATGTAATAAAGAACCAAAGCCCTTTACACCAGTAAACCCCTGAAAACGAAGACTATTTGCGCCACTAATAGAATCCATAGGCACTCTCATAACAGTACCGTGTAATACTTGTTCTATAGCATCCTGGTTGCCTTTGTATTTTCCAGCTTGGTAATCTTCCCATATTTCACCAAGGGTGTTTCTCCCCTTTATAATAATAGAATCATTTATCCTAAGGGACTTAAACCCATCATCAAGGAAAAAGATATCATCCTCGTTCCTAAGCCTAGACGTTTCTTTATTCGGATGTCGTAGACCTATTTCCCAGGGTCTCATCCTTGAGGTGGCGCTATTTTCAAGCTTTGGTCTTGTTAATTGAGTTACAACAAAATTACGCATAGCAGTCATGCGATAATCCCTGGAGAATTTATGTAGATAGGCTCCCATAGAGCCTTCTGGATATAGTTTAGACAGCCTTTCAATTATTGTTTCAAACTCAGCATTTATCTCGCTTTCCCTTGACAGCTCATCCCTTGACAACTCTCCTTCTTCAGCAAGAGATTCAATATGCTCTCTATTTAATCTTAGAATCTTCTCATAAGCCTTAGTAGAGAACTTCTCATACTTAGGATTACGCATCATTTCAAGTAATTTCTGAACGGGTATATCTTCAATATTATCAACAAGATTGGTAATGTTTTCATCAGACATATTCTCGGTAAATTTCTTTACATATTCTCTACCCTTCTCAGTCCCATTAAAAGCTCTATTAGAAAGCTCTTCATACATCTCCTTTATAGTATTTGGGTCAACATCCTTAAATCCATATGCGCTAAGAGTAGAAAACATTTGCTTAGGCAATCTCTGATTCTTTATATACTTATCGCTCGTAATCTCTGACATAATAGTTCTAAAAGAAAAAATTGGGAGATTATACTTTTTACCATCAAAATTCAGATTCCCCTTTTTAGTAAAACCTAACTGACCAATTTCTCTCGTACCAGTTTGCTTAGCGGCTGACTCTGGAATAAGCATATGTAATCCAGCTTTATCCATATAGGCTTCAAGTTCAGGAGTAGCTGTATGAATCATATATTTACCAAGGACCGCTCCCTGCTGAGTATCAGGAGAGACTATAAAGGACTTATTCACCTTACCACTCGTAGGTAACCCTTTATCAAGATTAAGAGCATCTACAACAGCTTCTCGTGCATATATAGCACCATCAGTTACCTCAGTATATTCATGAGCACCGCTTTTTAAGTTAATTTTATTTTGGTCATACCAACCATCAGCATCCTTAAAAAACCCTACTCGGAAATTCCCTCTATTCTTTATTCCTTGTTTCCTTAAATATCCAGAAACAAAAGCTGAATTAGCTGACAATCCTGTATTGAACCAGATTTGCGCCCTCTTATTATAGGCTTTAGCAGAATTAATCATACCATCACTAAGTACCTTTTCCATTCCTGCACTAAGGTCTTTCATCTCATTGGTCTTATCTAGCTTAAAGCCATTGTTAGTTATGTCATAAAGTGCATTATGAACATATATCTGTTTATATCTAGCAGATGGATTCTTTATTTTAGGATGCTTCTGCTTAAAGCGCTCTAAACCAGACTTATATATCTTTTTAAAATCTTTTACCCCAGCTTTCTTGAAAGATTTTTGAATCTCTTTAAAAAACTTATTAGTTTTCTTTGGATTGTGATGAAGAGTAGGGTGTTTACGCACAAAATACATCTTCTTATTATCGCCCTTACCGCCTATATGATAATATCCCTGTTTCCACATTTCATTGTGCAACTTATCCATAGCCTCAGATATCTGTCTCCTAGCCTTGCTCTCAGCCGCTTTTTTAAGGTCTTTATCAGACATTTCAGCAAATTTCTGAGACTTTCTCATAGCTACACGATTCTGTCTTGTAAGCCCAGCCTCAGCCCTTGTTAAGTCATATTCCTTACCCCTCCATATCATATGGTCAAGTATTCTAAAGAACCCTTCTTCCTTTTGAGGGGCTTCACCAAAATATTCAGCATACTTCAATGCATATATATCCTCTATAATGGCTCTTTCTTGTGATAAATCTTTTTTATTACCAACAGCATTTGTCTTTCCTTTGAGTATCCCAATCTCACCATCAACCATTTCAATCTGGTCAATCCATTGCTTCTTTCTTGTATTCTCAGCCCAGCGTCTCCACCATCCAGATTGCTCCTCATTAAGAGTAACCTTATAGTTCTTCTCAATAAAATCAACAATCTTTTCCTCAGCACCAAGCGTTGGCTTACCGCCCCTATGATGCTTAGTCCATTCACTATATATCTCATCACCTATCTTTATACGCTGTACATCTGGAAACTCAGAATCTTTCCAAGACTCCTTTAAATTTTGCTCAACAAAACCACCCCTACCAGCAATCTTACCAGGCAAATCAGCTATTCTTGCTATATGCATGTCTAAATCATGCGGGTCTTCAAACCTGGGGTCATCTTTATATGCCTCTCGATAAGCCCTAACCTCGTCTTTGTCTACTGCAAAAGAAACTTCACCAGTAGTCTCATCTATCTCCATCCCTTCTCGATATTCTTTTGATAGCTTTTCAATATCCTCAAGCGAAACTCCACGACCCTTTAAAATATCATAAGCAATGTGCATACTCTCTTCTGGTCCAAAGAAATGAGTAAAATCATTCTTGACTATCTCTTTCATTTCTGGAGTAAGAGTGTCCCACTTAGGATTCAGTTCAGGGTCAGGACCATGGTCTTTTTTTATTGAATCATGTATATACTCACGACTCATTCTTGTCTGATACGGAGTCTCTTTAAAACCAAAAAAAGCACCCATAGCATAAGCATATACTTGTTCTTCTGTAGTAGCCCCTTGTAAAGTAGATGGCAATCCCTGAAACGCCGCTCCAGCCATAGTCCTAGCAGTAAGGTCTGCCATTTGACCAGGCTCTAGTTTCTTTAAATCGGGACTCCCATTAGATTTTATCTGATGTGGTTCTAACCTTTTACCAAATCCTTTTAAATTTCCTATACCTCTGAAAGCACCACCAGCTACAGCTCCAAATCCAGCACTATGGAACATTTCATTAACCCCATGTGTCCAACTTGATACACCACTTGCTACACCAAGATGGAACGCACCAGACGCCATATCTTTTAAAAGCTCATTATTCTGCATGAATTGAGGCAAGTCTTTAAGAATAGGTTTAACACTATCAGCTACTTTTTTCTGAGCTTTAGTAGCAATACCCATTGGTATACTCTTGCCCCGTATCCCACGCATAGCACCAGCAAGTTTTAAAGCACCAAATGCTTTTGCTATACGAGCACCAGGAAGATATCCAACAAAGCCAGCAAGATGTCCCAGGTTCCGTGCAATAGCACTAGCAGTATCATCTGGTGCCTCACCAAAATCAGTACCAGTTTTTTCACCAACCCATTCAGGAGGTAGGGTTGTGTAGCCCTCTATCCAGCCCTTACCGAACTGTTTTAAACTCTTTTCTATAAAACCATCTTGGTGTTTTTCAGATTTAGCAAAGGGCTTTCTATAATAATAGGCGTGTTTTTCTAATACTTCAAGGTCTTCTTCCCTATCATCAAAAGCTTCTGGGTAGAGCTGGTATTGTGATACCAGCTTAGAAATTTCTTCTTCACTAAACCGAGGCTTAAATTCGGCAGGTTCAGCCAATTTGTCCTCCTATTATTCTATGTCTTTTAATATGTCGTATAAATTATACAAGTCTGAGGCTACCCATCCAGCGGTTACTAGTGTTCCTATGCCAAGAGTTCCGGTTCCAACAATACCAGATAAAACACCCTTAGCCGCAACTTTAGCCGCTAATTTTGCCCCACCTTTTTCTAAAACTCGCTTCAAAATATAAGGTGCCCCTTTTCTACGAACAACATCTTGCACCTTTTTGTAAATATGTGGAGCGCCAAGTACAGTAGCAGTACCAGCAACAGCACCTGATGCCTCACCAATCAAATCTGCATTATGTTCACCAACGCCTAAAGCACTAGCCGCACCAGAACCAAGTTGGTCAGCAACTGCACCAGCGGCTATTGTAGCCCCAAGAGTTTTAACCATGCCCAATCCCTTAATAGGACCTAAATCAAGGTCTTTTTTACCCTCGATAGCCTGTCTAACGGCACCGCCCTTATCTCCAAGTTTTTCTAAGTTTTTCCAAATATTTCTAGATGTAAATGGCTGACCACTCTTTGAAGTATTAACTATTACACCTCTTAATTGGTCACCCATCTGCTGAGTAATTTTGCCATCCTTTATGCCCTTAGTTATCCCCTTCTGAATAGCACCCATTTGATTGGGGTTAATAATATCATCTACAAGAGTAACACGGGCAGGATTAAGACCAAGTTGACCAGCAGGATTTACTATAGGAGAACCACCAGCTTTAGCTGGCATATTCCAAGCTTTTGCACCTGGACCAAGAAGCTTCTGAGCCTCTTTAGATATACTAGACGACCCTTTGCCA